GGTGAAATCCGAATTTGCGCAGTACCAGAGGTATAGGTGCTGCACCGCACCCGGAATGAGTCAAAACCAGCCAACCCGGCACGCCAAACTCTCGACGTATTGGTCAAGGCGCCCGAAGTTGTCTCTGAAACATTGGAGTCGGAGCGGACCGCCAAAATCGAATACCAGGTCGTCCCTGAGTCATCCGATGCCTCGAATACGAAAGTTCCCGAGTAAGTGCCCTTGATCGAGAACGTCAAACTAGCCGCGTCTGCGAGTCCGGTCACCGTAACGCTGGTAGCTGATGCCAACGTTCCTGTCGTGACAGGCAATGGATTCCCAGTAATTACAGTCTGAACATGGACAGTATCTGCGCCCTCTGTTCGGGTATATGTGTCGACCTTTGCGTTTGATAGTGTCGATGGAAGACCAATGTTGGACATCTTTTAAGCTCCGATCAAGGCTCGTAAACACGGACAAATTGCGCCGTGACGGCATTTAGGTTGTTGCGATTAAGTGATTTTGTCCATTCTCGACACACTACTCGAATGGCAGTCGATTCAGTCGGAGGAGTCCAATCAAATGCCTCGACACCGGCGCGGGTCTCAAGAAATGACAAGATAGCTGAAGTTTCGACATCTGTTCTGTTTTGGAACTGCAAATCCCAAAGATCTGATCTGGCATTGATCCCATCAGCTTGACGTTGTTCGTAACCATCACCAAAGCTTGTCACGCGGACGCGCGGCTTATACGCGGCTTTGGCACCGAAATCAGGAGTCCAAGTGAAAGTTGCCATTTGTTAAGTCGCCAGCAGCCCGCCAGGCCGCTTCTGATTTATAAGTTCAGCTTTTACGACGCTAGCAATGATTCGACCGAGTTGCCCGGCTCCATCATTACTCTGGACATCCGTAGATCCAGATTCCACACTGACATTTACAATCACGTCTCCGCCGCCGCCTTGCATCGTGACCGGGATCGAACGGCCGTCAGGCAGCGGGACGTAAGCTTCGGGCATTGAGCCTTCGCCGAATACAGCGAGTTGCGGGCTGTTGGCGATGCCGCCGCGGGCGTATCTTTTGACGCCAAGTGAAGCGTAGGCCGAACCGAGTGAAGCATCGATTCCTTCTGCATTAGACGCCGGTACAGTAGCAGTCGGCATCAAAGCATTACCTAACATTTGAAACAATGGCCGCATCATCGTTTGATACGACACCATCGTGATAATGTCCTTGATCACAGACCTTGCAAGATCCTTGAACGATGTCTTGACTCCCATTGCAAAGTCGGCGAATGCGCTAGCTGATTGTTTGCCCCACCCATCCAAAGCGTCAGCAAGTTCGCGCAAAAGGTTTTTCTGTTCTCTTGCGGTTCCTCGGAAGTCATCTGCTGCTTGCTGCGTTGCTCTGCTAAACGTCTCATATGTGATGACATTATCCCGCAGCAACTTGTGCATCCGATCCAACTCATCGTTGTACTTCTCAAGCGGCGTCCGGTTCTGCTCCGTTACTTGCCGGCCTTCGTTCTCCAATTTGATCCGGTCCATCACCAGGCGCCGCGATTCTTCATCACGCCGCTTCTGAGCCTCAGCGGCACGCTTGCGTTCTTCTTCGCCTATGAATTCTTGGTCACGAAGCATCGACACCGCATTCAACAAGCCGCGGTAATGCGCGATCTCGTCATCTGTCATGCCCAGCCGATCGGCAAGCAACAGCTGATAGCCAAGCTCACCAGTCGTCATCTTGGTTATCTCGTCTCTGACCTTTTGCATCATGTCCGCTCGCTGCTTGGCTCGAGCGGCTTCTTCTTGCGCGGCTTTTTTGCGGTCTTCTTCAGCTTTCTGTTCTTCGGCGATTCCTTTCTTGTTGTCGGCGGCGATGGCGGCATTAATCGCGGCTTGTTGTTGCTCAAGGCCCATCATTTCGTTGAGGGCGTCGATGCGGGCTTTATATTGCAACGCTGCCTGGCTCATTGCAGGGTTTTTTTCGCCACGGGCCATTGCGTCTAATTGCGCAAACCGCTGGGCGCTGTCGAGCATTCGCTGCAGCCCCGCCATCTCCTCACCAACCGTCTCAACCCGGCCGATGCTTTTCATAACATCCAAAGCTTCTCTAATCGTACCGGTCAACGAATTCCACATTCGTTCCAATGAACCAATACGGACTTCGCGCTCAACCAGAGATCCATTCAAGGCATCCATCGCGAACTTAATCGCTTCTTCCTTCCGCCCTTGCTCCTCCAACTGCCGGATATAGGCGAACTGTTCGCGGCTCAAGAAATTGAACGACTTATTGGTCTTTACCGCCCAATCCGACGCACTGTCGGTTAGGCCATTGAACATCTTGACAACCTCATCGCGGGTTGCGCCGGTAAGCCGCTGGATGTTGGCCATTGCTACACCGACCGACTGCACAGCACCAGGGCCGATGTCTCCGGTTCCAACCGCTGCAGACAAGAACCCTCTGGCGTTGGACATTGAAGCCTGCGTCGTCGCAGCAATCGCTTCAGCCATCCGCTCGTAGTTGTCAGCCGTGATGCCAGCAAAATTGCCAGTCAACGCCAAGGAGCGCGAAAACTCGCGGCTTTCCTTGTACCCAGCGATAAACGCCGCGCCGACGCCGCCAATCGCTCCAGCAAGCAACGTAAATCCACCGACTGCTGGCGTAATCAGAGAACCAATGCCGCGGAGCGCATTGCCAATCCCACCGAACGATGTCGTGATTTGCGAGCCCTGCTGCAGCAGGACCATGAGCGGGTTTTGCCCACCTGCCAGGCTGACCGCTACGTCCTGAAACTGCGCCGGCAACTGGCGCATCGCGTTGTTGATCTGACGGGCCGACGTGTCGCCCTGCTGACCCATGCGCTTGAGGCTATCGGTCAGTCGATCGACCTGTTGCATCCCTTGCACATTGGCCGAGATGCCGATGGCAAGAGGAAAGTTTAACGCCACGTCAGCTCTCCCGCTTATTCAGAACCTGCAGCGCCGCAAGTTCCATAGTCTGCAGATCGTTCATCATTGCAGCCTGATCTGCCACAGCATGGATTCTAAACAATGCCTCGACAGCAGGATAGTTCAAACCGAGAAAGATGCCAGTCGATGATACGTTCCACTGGGTCTGCAGTCTCAAGAACATAACGACGGCGTCGGTATTTTCTTCCCAGACCGCAAAATCCGTGTCAGTTTGAGGCAGGCTGTCCAACTGTTCGGCGGTCGCCCCAAACGCTGCAAGATCCTCTGCTGTATCGTCTTGTACGCCGCCCTGCGCCCAGTGCCTGGCGGCGTCAATTAGTTTTTTCGTTTGGCGCCTGACAGACTGGCGAACAGCGCCAAAACAATACTGCCGGCGACCATTGGCACCTCAAGCAGCTGGTCCAGCGCCTGCGCAGAGAACGGCACCTCACCATTCTGGTCCACCACGCTGGACCATCCAACCATCACCTCACGCACCAGGTCAACGTCGCGGATTTCCTCGCGCTCAATGAGCTTGCGAATCTCTTCAATGCGAGACTGCGTCAGACGCTTAAACTCAGCATCAAACGTGGATTTTTCAGTGCGGCCACCATCAGCCGGAACCTCGACAGTAACCGGCCAGTTATAGGTGTCAGATTGTGATAGCTTGAACATTGTGGCAAGACCCTTTGAAATATTTGAGCGTGACAGTGTACGCCAAACAATCAAAGAACCTTGCCAACAACTAGTATCTGATTAGGTCAGTACAATCGAGATTTCATCATTCCCAGCAGTGCTTGGCACAAATGTCACGGGAACGCTCAACATCTGAATACCGTTTGAATCTTGATAGGTAGGCGATGCGGCAGAAACCCGAGTCGATGTGATTTGAACTCGGTTGCCGGCGACCGTACCATGCGTAATTTGGAAATTTCCAAGCGTTGTACCAATACCTAACGCAAAGAAATCTTTTCCAGCAATCGTTGGCGCCTCAAGAACCACAGTGCCGCTTACTTGTCGATCCGTCATTAAAACGTCTTCGGCACCAACAAGCATGCGGTAATTGACCGCGTTCCCGAAATTGACCTCGACCGACTGCAGCGCTCCAGAAAATGAAAACAACTGAAAGCCAGTTGTGTTGTCTGAATTTGCCGCAAGCGGAGTTTGAAATGAAGTATAAGTCGCCGTCGTAAGCGCGGTGTCGGTCGGTGCGTTGTACAGGCCCGTGAAGCTAAACCGATACACCGGGATTTGTCCCACCTGCAGACTGATCTGCACATTGCCGCGAGCGCCCGTTACCTTGTGAAGCACACCGTCGACGTTGTAATAGATCGTAACCGATCCGAACGACGACGACACAGGTGCATACGTTACCGAAACGCCAGCAGAAGTCGTCGCGGTCATGCCACACGCAAGCAGCAGCGGGCCGTAAGCCGGAGCCGTGCCAGCGGTACCAGATCCGGCCATTTCGACCTCAAACTCGCACAACACATGCGCGCCTGACACTAGCTGTTCGCTAGCGCCCAAGTACGGGCGCACCAGGTCTCGGCTGACTCGCTCGGAGTTTTGTGGAGTAATCGACAGATTCCGCACCAAGATCGCGTTCGCAATCCCGGTTGGCGTTGGATCCGTGCCGTAAGTGACTTCGGTTTTTGCGAGAATGACTCGCTTGCGGCTGAGTAAGGGCATGTTGACCTCGCGCTCTGATGCGTGATTTTACCCCAGCACGTTGAGTGCTGTGCGATATGTGACGATGTATTCGATGCTAACCACTCCAGCAGGTTGATCAGCTTCGAGCATTTCCCAACTTGTAGTACCCGGAACGATGTCAGTGACATAACCACCCAGCGTCGTATCGGCTAACAACCGTCCATGAACATCTACTACAATCGGATCAGCAATTTGATCTGGAACAGCACCGCGTATGATGATTGAGACCCGGACAGTCATTGTCCACTGCAAGGTACCAAGCGTATCCTGCTCGGCACTATCTGATGTCGGTTCAATGACAATCGCAGGCGACTCATTGCGAGCCAATGGCTCAACGCGAGACCTATACACTCGGCCGGATACGTTGACGGTCGGCTGCAAGAGCGTCACCATCTGCGACAAGATTGATTCGCGCTTTGATGGCATTATGGTTTCTGCAAGTAAACGACTTTGAATGCGCCGTCATCCTGCAGGCGCACCTCTCGAACCGTGTATGCAACGCCAGCCACGGTCAGCGAACTGCCGTAGCCCAGCGATGGATAGACGCTCGCTTTGATCGTCAGCGCGTAATCGGTGCTGATGACCATGTTGCCAGCGATGATCTCGCTGGGCATATCCAAGATACCGGTGGTCGCGGTCGTGCCATCAGTGACAGCCACCGCGAACTCGGTGGTCTGCAGGAACACGTCCAGATTTTCACTGAGCGCCACGCTTACGGCCTTTGCGTTTTTGCGGTTCTGTTACTTCAGGCTTGGCTTTCGTAACTAAGCGCGCCTTGCCAACCTCAATCAGTATCTCAGCGTCAGCTATAGATATGTCCTGCTCGGTGCCGGCCTTGACCAACCGTCCATCTGCCATCGTCGTGCTGAGAATTAAAACGCGCATACGAAACGGGCCAGGGTTTCCCCCGGCCCGCCTAGTCTGTTCGACTATCAGGCGATGTCAGCGTCGCCGTAGCAGAACGACACAGCGTTCCGCACAGCGATGTCGATGTCCTGCAGCGCCACGACGCGGACCGTGCCGGCGGTCGAACCCGAGTACGGGTCAACCATCAGGTCAAGGCCAGCCCACATGCCGATGAGTAGGTCAGCGAAGTTGCCAAAGAACACATCGCCGGCAGTGACCTGGTTCGACACCTCAGTGCGATAGCCGTTGACCGTGTTACCCGGCTCCCACACAAACTGAGCCGTGTCAGTCGCCTTCTCGGTGGTCTTCAGAGCACCACGCTGCGCCGGATTGAACAGGTAGACCATCGTGCCGATGTCGGCGTTGTCGGTCGCAACCTCGGTCTCCATCGCCACCAGCTCCGCAAACGTAGGATTGGTCGCAGCGAAGTCTTTGGTGTTGACGCCGGTCTGGTTCTTGACGCCCAAGGGCTGATTGCTCGAACCAGACCCGTACAGCGCAGCCGAATCAATCGCAAGCGCGATGACCGACGACAGGTCGCGGCGCACCATTGCCTCAACATCGATGCTTGCTTGGTTCAAAAGTCTCCGACTGATATCTGTCCAGGCACCAACCGTCTTCGGGTTCATCGGCACTTGCGCAAGGGTCTGCTGCGACTCTGTCGGAGCCGAGTTCTCAGCCACCCAGTACGCGGTCGCCGCAGCGCTCTGCTTAGGGATCGCCACGTTGCCCACCAGGCCGGACAGCATAGTCGCGCCAGCACGCATAACGACCGCGCGGTTGCGCAGCATTTCGATGAACGAAGCGGCCAACAGATCGGTGGCGACAGCAAAGCCACCAGCGTTGTTGGTGCCAGCGGTCAGGTCACGCTTGTTGCGCAGGATCTCACTGGGCACGAAAATGCCGCGGCTCGACTTGCCAGCAGCCTTGGCGCCGGCCTCAGAGACCTCACGCTCAAACGCAGCAGCTTCCCACGCAGCGCGATCACCGGGGTTGGCCAGCGCGTTCATGGCGCGAAGGAACGAATATTCACGGACCTCTTTCTGCGTGAGGCCGATATCGGTTTCAGTACCAGTGACAGGTTTTTGTTCCACGGAAATGCTCTCCAGAATAGCGGCGCGGGCCTCGTCAAGGCTCTTGCCAGAATCAATCAAGGTTCGCGCGAGGTCTTGCTGCTTGAAGCGCTCGCCCAGCGCGGAGATAGAGGCGATACGCGACCGTTCGGCTTCTGCAGCCTGCGTCGCAATCGTCTGAATATCGACGGTTTGCTCAGACATGGTGTCCTCATTGGTGGTTTCGGCAGGCTGTGCCGGTGGATCCTCGCGCGTCAGATTGACCGCGCGCTTCTCATTGGTCTCCGCCCGGCCGATCCCGACTGTTGGATCGGCAGGAATGGTGACCACTGAAACCTCATAGGCTTCCCAGCGGGTCGCCGTGTACGTTGACTGGCCGGATTTCTTGCTCTCGACCATGTCCATGATGCGATAGCCAAACGACACATTGCGCAGAATGCCGTCGTTGACCAAGCCCATCACCTCGTCGGCTCGAGCAGTCTTGGCAAACCGCACCTTGGCGTATCCGCGCTTGTCTTTGTCAATCCAAGCTTTTTCAACAACACCGACAATCTCGTCCATGTTGTGATTGAAAAGCAGCGGAGCGCCATCGTTCAGCCGCTTGAGATCCGCAGCGCCAGCGTTGTGCGACAACACTTCATCGCCAAACCATCGCTCGACCGGAAGCTCACTCGAAAACGGAAACTCCATCGTCCGCGACTCCGCGTCAACGGTAATAGCTTCCGTGGACGCCGCCCGCGTCAGGACCGGCAATTCAAGTTTTTCCATCGTTTCACCCGATTGCATAGAGGAATTTTATCAGGTTGGCGTTTCTTCTGCCGCGTCTTCCTCAATGTCCTCCGGCTGCGGCTCGCCGTTCTCCATCGTTTCGTGCGGATCCGTATCAAACGCCAAATCCAACGTCTCGGCCATGTCCAGCTCGCGGCGGCGCTGTTGCATCAGATCCTCAAGGTCGCCACCCTGCTGGGCTACGACATCAGCCAAGGTTGTAAACCCGCAGCGCACTGCTTCCTTGTACGCGCCCATCTCCTTGGCCGGATCCACCCACTGCCAGCCGCGCGGAATCCACCGCACCTCACGAAACGGTGCAGGATTCAGCTCGTATTGCGCAAGCTGCAGCTCACCCGACAACACCGCCCGGTCAAGCCATTCCTCGAACACCCGGCGATGGAAGCATTCGATCATCCAGCTTTGCAGCACGCGCCACTGGTCGCGGTCGTCCAGCAGCGACAGCCTGCTCGAGCTGTAGTTCGACTCCGAGTAATCCCGGCTCAAGGTCGCGTACGAAACCCCAATGCCCGCCGCCATTGAGCGCAGCATCGCCCGCACGAACGGCTCGTACTGCCCACCTGGACGCGCCGGCTTGGCTTCCTGGTACGTCTCACCCGGCAACAAGCGCTCGATCTTGCCCGGCTCAAAGTTCGACACCGGCTGGTCATCCATCGTTACGTCTTGCATCGCGTCGTCTTCAGGCGACGTGATAAAGCCCATCCGGCAGGCTTCAGCACGGGCCGCGATGACCTCGGCCTCGGTGTAGCCGTTGAGGTGGTGCATGCGCATGATCGCCGACGCGATCCACGGGAACCCGCGGGTCTGACCCGGCCGCTCAACCCGGTACAAGTGCAGCACCTCGTCGGCGCTCACGCGCACAGTGCGGCTGTCCGTTGTGCCGGTAGCTAGCGGGTAGTCGCCAGGGTGCTGCACTCGGAAGTGATACGCGACCGGTCGGCCCCACTGGTCACGCTCGATGCCCATGCGGATGTCATTGCCGGTGTTCCGCGCAACTTCGTTCAGATCCACGTCCAGTCGATCGGCCTCGATGACCTCAAGCGAGAGCGGCACGCGCCCACCACCCATCGCCTGGCGCACCATCCGAATGAACACCTCGCCAGACTCGGCAGTCGATCGGATAGCCAAGCGCTCGATGTCAGCAAACGACAGAATCCCAGCCACATGGCAATACCGCGCCCGCTTCCACTTGGCCCAGCTGGCCTCGATCGCCGAGTTCGCGGCGTCATCCATGCGGCCACCGCGGCGCATGCGCACCGACGCCTGCATAGTGATGCCTTGACCCACCACGTTGTTCTCAATCACCCGCAGCGCGTTCCGAACGTAGTCGTTGTTCTGCCCGAGGTCTCGAGCACGCTGGCGCAGCGTCTTGAGGTCCTTCCGTAGGTCAGCGTCCAGCGAGTTGCTGCTGGCCATCCAGTCCGACACCAGCCGGTCGTACACCGCCCCCTGAAACTTGCGGACAACCTTGACCTCAGTCTTGCGCTTGAACCAATCTCGCCAGCCCATCTCAACCCCCGAACCGGACGTACACCGCCCGACCGCTGTTCAATCCCTTTGCAATCCGCTCGGCACGGGCTTCACGCGAGACATCTGCTCGCAGCTTGGATTCCAATGCAATCAGATCAGGCATCGACATCGACTTCAACGACCGGTTGCCGATCGTGTACTCGGCCACCGCGCCACCCGATATCTTGGTGCGCATCGCCGCCTGCACGGCCTCAAGGTCGATCTGCGCCTGGCTACGGCCGTCGTAGTTGTTGCCGCCCGCTGCAATGTTCCCCAGAATCCGAACCTGGCCCTGCTCAAGCGTGTAGCGTTCCGCAGCTTTGGTGACGTAAAGCTGATACCAGTGCAAATCGATGTGCAGATTAGCCGTCTGTACAGCGGTCAGCGTAAAGTTCCAACCCCCAGCACCGTCCGCAACACCCGTCGCCGTGATGCTGTCGTTGCCCGTGTTGTGCTTGAGCACAAACGTGCCGACCCAACTGGCCGCGCTTGAGTAGTCCGGCGTGACCGGAATGTTGAACTTAACCGTGTCTCCGGCGTAAATCGATGCTGGGACGCCCATAGGTCACCATTGCGAGATGAAATTTGACCGTATTCTACGCTGGGGACGCCTTACGACCTGTTGCTGCTCCTCTACCTTAGGCTTCTCGACCACTGGCGCGACTATATGTAGCGTTCGCTCGAACTGATCCCAGATCGTCCGACGGTTGTACCGCGTGTACAGCCACTGCAGCGCCGCATAGGCGTACACCGCGCAGTCCAGCGCCTCGTTCCTGGCACCCGATTTCTTCACCCATTCACGCACCGGGAAGCCCTTCACATAGCGCGTTACCTGCTTCTCAGCCGTCAATTGCTCGAAATAGTCGTCACTTAGCTCGCCGTGGAAGTGCAGATACCCAGCGCCAGGCGCATTCAGCTTCAGTCGCGCATAGATCGTCGACTTAATCGTGTCCGAGCCCACCGGATATACCTCGGCAGCCGACTTGATCACGCGCCCCTTCCAGTTGAAGTCCACCTTGGTGGGCTTGCCGATCGGAGGCTTGCCGCGCTGCGACTGACCTTTAATCGCCAACACGTTGTGCGCACGTCGGTCGCGGGAGTACGCATACACCTCGTTCGTGAAGTGTCCACCTGAGTCGATTGCCGCCGCCGAAATCTTGATCGGTTCGGCAAGCTCATGCGCAACGGGCTTCAGCAGCACCTCGTCCAGCTGCGCCCAGAGCTTCGGACTCGCCGGGTCGCCATAGATCTCCATGTGGTCCAGCGCCCAGCATTCCTCGTCGCGGCCCCAGCCGTACAGCGACACTGCAATACGGTTGTCTTGGACATCGACCCCCGCTGTCACGGTCAACACCCGCGCAGGCGCAACCCCAGACTGGTAGAACTCAACCCGGTTCCGCAGGTCCGCCGCGCCCAGCTTCGCCGAATAGTCCTCCTCCCACGTCTCGCCCAGCACCGTGTTGACAAAAGTCTTCAGCAGCGACGGGTCCGACTTAGCCGCCAGAAACTCAGCCACGACCTCTGCCCAGCTTTTCCACCCCAACGGGCTGTACAAGCTCGACAGATGGAACCCCGCCGTGCGACCGTCGCTCGTGGCGGTTGCTCGCCACTCACCCGCGGCCAGCATCTCCGACTTGTATCGCTCCTCGATCAGCACGCCGCATTCCTCGCAAGCGTAAGCCGCTGTCTGCGGGTCGTCGTCGTGCCACTTGATCTGTGCCCAGCGCAGCCACTGCCGGTGGCCGCAGTGCGGGCACGGGACGAAGTAACGGCGCTGGTCTGATGTCAGGAACTCCCGCTCGATCCGGCTCACGTCCTTGATCGTTGGTGTCGAGCATAGGTAGACCTTCCGCCTCGAGAACGTGGTCGTGCGCTTCTCGGCGAGCTGTACCGGGTCTCCCTCGCCGTCCACGTCCGACGGGTAGGCGTCCACCTCATCGAGGAACAGGTACCGCACCGGCATCGATCGGAGCCCAGCGGCCGAGTTGGCGCCGGTGATGATTAACACCCCTCCCTGAAACTCCTTGGTCATCATTGAGTTCCCGCCGTCCCGGCTGGCGTTCGCGGCAATCCGCTCGTGCAGGATCGGCGTTTCCTCGATCATAGGCGCCAAGCGCTGCTTCGAGAACCGCTTCGCGGTGTCGACCGTCGGCTGGACCAGCAGCATGGGGCCAGGCGCGTGATGGATGACGTACCCAAGCCAGTTGTTCCCGGTCTCGCTCTTGCCCACCTGGGCACCGGCCATGAACACCACCCGCTGTACCGGGCTGCTTGAGCCCAAGCAGTCAAGGATCTCGCGCAGGTAGGGCGTGCGTTCCGTGCGCCACCGGCCAGGCTCGGCGGATGCCTTCTGGCTCAACATCCGATGCTCGTCGGCCCAGCTGCTGACTGTGTGGTCAGGATCCGGGGTCAGCCCAGCAAGGAACGCTTCCCGGTAAACCAGCGCGCCGTCATTCAAGCTTCATATCCTCCAGCGCCCGCCGGATTTCCTGCGTGAGCCGCTGATGCACTTTGAACTGGTTGCCCTCCGCGGCCAGCTCGGCGGCGACCCTGTCAGGAATGTTCAGCATCGCGTCCCGAACCAGGCGAGCGATCCTGAACGCCTCCTTCTTCGCAGCCTCGGCCTCGACCAGCTTGCCCTCGCGTTGCTCAAGCTCAAGCTCTGCCAGTCTAGCTTTAAAGCGCTCGTGCTGGGCGCGGGCTTCGGCGTAGGAGATGGGGCGTGTGGCCACCGGCTCGGAAGGACCCGGTTCCTCAATCTTCTCGGCGACTTGTTCTTCGACCTTTTTGACTTGCGCCGGATAGCCGCGGTTCTGGTCGGTGTTCTGGTCCCACTCAGCGTCGGCCAGGTCTGGATCTATTTGATAGGCAGTACCCAGCCGGTCGACCGACTTCAACAGGCGCTTGGTGCGGATCGCAGCCAGCACGGCACCGGGGCTGACCCCCCTATGACGGGCGTACTGGTTGGCGGAAAGGAGGTATGGCATAGGCACTTACTGACCGACGGGTCACTAGTGTAG